GCCGCTGGCTGTGTCACCAGCGCCGCCACCGCCGTATCCAGCGACGTTGGGCAAGCTACGGGACGCGCCGCCGCCAAGCGGGGTGGAGCCACCTGCGCCCAAGCCAGGGCCGGAACCTCCGCCACCCCTGACGCTGACGCCAGTGCCCGTGCCTGTGGCGCCACCGCCCAATCCCCCGCCACCTGTGCCAGCACCACCTGTGCCGCCAGTAGCCGATGCATAGGAGCCAAAGCTCGACGTGCCCCCCGTGCCGGCGGTGGCAGGGTTTGCGCCACCACCGCCGCCGCCCACAACTGTCACCTTGCAGCGGGTGACGCCTGCCGGCACCGTCCATGTGCCGGAGGCGGTGAACACAGCCATGTGGGCCCACTCGACCAGTGCGCTGTTCGTTCCGTCGTGCGAGTGGTTCTGCACGGCGCCAGCGGTATAGCTGGCACCCAGCCATTCGCGCAGGTGCACCAGGTCGTCACGCAAGCCCTCCATAAGGGCTTGGTCTATAGGGCTGTCGGCATCTACCGCTGCGTCTGCAATGGCTACCCAGGTTTTGCTGATGGCGGTCATGCCTCAACCTCCGAGAGCGGCAGGGGCCGAGGGTACTTGCAGCGCAGCATGTAGCGGACGGCAAACGACTGGGTACTGCCAGGGCCAAAACGATCAGCCAGGAGGGGGCGCGCGCCGTGTTCGCAGGCCACACACAACTCAAGCCGGCGCAACTTGCCAGGGACCAGTGGGCACGCCACCAGCACGTTGAGCGGGATCTCCAGCATCTCTTCGCCAGCCGGTGCCGGTGATGCGGATTGGGCGTTTTCGTTGCTCATGCTCTTTTTCTTTCAAACGATGTAGTAACCCCGGTCACCATTCCCCATGAGGTTGGTGCCGGTGTTGCAGATGAAGGCGTAGGCGCGCTGCGCGTCGGTGGCGCTGCCGTAGTCCGGGTAGCCGTTGGGGGCAATGACTCCGTAGCGGATGCGGGCATAGCCGGCGCTCAATGCCGTGGCCTCGAAGTGCGTGCCGGCGTCCTTGAGCTTGACGATGCGGCATGTAATCACTTTGGGCGAGCCATCCACATCTGCCAGGTTGCGGGTTCGCACGTCGCGCAACTCGCCCAGGCGCACCTCGTCCCTCGGATCAACCTTGAAGGGAATCTTGACGGGCGCATTACGCAGGCGCGCCACACGCCGCGCCACAGCCTGGCGCGCGAAGATGCGGTTGTCAGCACCTAGCCAGCGGCTCTTTCGGGTGTAGGGCCTGGTGTCTGCGTATTCGCTTGAACTTTGTGCATCCAGGTCGATGTTGATGGCGGCAGCCAGGTAGTTCTTGGCCTCGCTGCTGTTGTCGGTGGCCGAGCGCAAGTTGTAGTAGAGCGCGGCCTGGGTGATGCGCTCGGCGTCCAGGCTTTCCACCTTGACGCTGTTGGCCATGAACTGGTCTGCGTCCAGACCAAGGCTGGTCGTGCCGATTGCCGGCTGGTTGGCCAGCATCTTGATGAGCTGCTCCACTGGGTCATACCAGGCAATGGCGTTCAGATCTTGCAGCAGCTCGGAGAACAGGCCGCTGGCCTTTTCTGGTTCACTGATGCAGGCGGTGATCTCGCCGCCGTTGAACCAGCTGGTGTCTTCAGCCTCCCAGTTGGTGAGGTCGAGGTAGCCGGCGTCGATGCCCGCTTCAGTGAGGATGTCGCGCAGCACTTCCCAGGGGCGCTTGGCCAGCCAGGCACGGCAGAGCTGCACGTTGTCGCCGGCATCATGGTCAGCCGCGGTGGTGCCGAACTGGGCGCGGTAGGTGCCGTCTGTCCAGCTCAGCACGTCGCCGCTTTTGGCGGTGTAGCGCAGGATCTCGTCGCCCACGCGCACATATTCGGGTTTGCCGCTGGTGGCCGGGTCTGCATACTGCGCGCCCTTGTCGGTGCCCACGTTCAGGCTCAGTGGGCTGACCTGGTACACGCTGGTGTTGTCGGGTTGTACCGCCCAGGCCACGCTGACGGTGGCCACCCTCGTGGCGCCCACATAGCCGCTGATGACGCGGCGCTGGCCGACGCCGCTGCCTGATGCGATGTAGACCTCTTGCGTGTTGTAAGCGCTGTCCACGGCGCTGGCGGCCGTCGCCAGGGTGATGGTGCTGGCACCACCGGCCTGGGCGGTACCGCTGTTGGTGATGGCTTGCAGATCGGCCGTCAGGGCGCCATCGGTGGCGGCGGGCAGCACATTGCGGTCTGCGATCTTGAGCACATCGCTCAGCACCAGGGTCACGGCGCCGTTTTCATCGGGGCCGCGCACAGATTCGATGATGAACAGCTGGGTCTGGAAGGTGGCCCAGTCCCACGGGCTGACCACGTAGCCCTGCCGCACGCGTGCCACGCGCCCCACCAGGTTGGTGTTGCGCGCCAGCAGCCGCGCCCAGAAAGTGCCCTGGGCCGGCGGGGCGCGGGTGGCGCTGTAGGGGTCTTCCAGGTGGTCTGGGCAGGGCTCGTCCAGCAGCTTGATCTGCGTCTGGCTGCGCATGGCCAGGCCTTTGCTGGGCACGATCTCGGTCGGCGTGACGGCGGCATTGCCGCTGACGTACGGCCTCACCGTCTCGCCCGGCACCACCACGCCGCGGCTGCAGAACTTCTTGGTGACGGTGCCCTTGGTGAAGTTGGCCTTGTCCTGGCAGGTGGCAAAGGTGTTGTAGCACTCGTTACCCGCGCCGGCGGCGGCGGTGCATGGGGCGCTGCCGTAGGTGTTTGTGCAGCGGTCGATGTCAAGCTCAAGCACAAGCGCGATGACACGCTCGTGGCGGGCCTGGGCGGTTTCGCGGGCAGTCATGGGGGATGTCTCCGGTCAGGCGACGACGGCTTCCAGGTCGAAGCTGACGTCGCAGGTGCTGCCGCTGTAGTGCGGCGTATCCAGCTTGTCGCCGGCGATGACCAGCTTGAGGTCGGTGGGGTACAAATCCACTTCCCACGCGAAGATGAAGGGGGTGCTGCACAGGTGGGCGTCGTGCGCGGGGATGAAGGTGTCGCGCACCCAGGACCAGGTGACACGCTCCAGCTTGATCTTTTCTTTCCAGCTCTTGAACTGGATGACGCGGCCCAGGGGGTGCCCTTGCTCGTTGCGGTTGCTCTGGCCCACGACCTGGCGGCCGATCGGGTCGAAGGGCTGGGGCAACCAGGTGGGCAGCTCCATGCGCCGGCCCACGGAGGCAATGGCTATGTAAGGCGCGCCAGCGCCCGTGAACCGCAGGCGCCAGTAGCGGTAGCTGGCCGAGTTGAAGAGCAGCAACAGGGGCAGGTTGCTGGTGGGGGTCACAGTGGCAAGCAACACGTCGCTGGCGACGAAGTTGTCGGTGCTGCCCCGCACCTCTACCGTGCAACCCTGGGTGAACAGGTTATGCCCGTAGATCAGTGCGTAATCCGCAGCGACGGCCGAGCCACAGTTCACCGTGAGCGTGGCGGGCACGCTGGCGGGCTTCCAGAAGGTGTAGGCCCGCCAGTCGGCCACGTTGGCAGCGGCATAACCGGCGCCGCTGTCTGTGCTGCTGGCGGCCACGGCCGCGTCACCCAGGCGGTTGTCGTAGAAGATGTGCGGCTTGGCCATATCAGTTTTGGGTCACGTTGAACACCGCGCCGCCACCGGCGCCGTTGTTGTAGGCCTCTTCCAGCCTCGGGATGAACTCGTTGACCATCTGGTCCATCGAGATCTGCGAGCCGGTGAAGTGGAAGTCGATCTGCTGGCGCGGCTGAGTGGCCTCGGGCACTGCGGTAGATTCGGCAACCGATGCCGAAGCACCTGCGTTGAACACCGGCATGGCGCCACCACCAGCGATGCTGGGAGGGCTGCTGCTGCTGCCGAATTGCGCGCTGCTGATCGCCTGGACGTTGGCCAGCCCGGCCGCGATGGCGATACCAGCTGCTGCGGCACCCAGGACGGGGCCAACAATCGGTATGGGTGCCAGGGCAGCGAATGCACCCTGGGCAGCCCTGTAGGTGTTGATCGTTGCCTCGGAGATGCCAGCGATCTTGTTCAGCTCGAACATTTCCTTGTTCGACGTGGCAGACGTGCTGGTGATGTTCTTCAGCCAGGTGGCCGCTGTACTCGCTTGCATCATCCAGGACTGCTGGGAGATCTTCTGCCGGGCCAGGGCGCCTTGCGCCATGACGTTGCCCATCCGGGCCTCGTGCTCCAGCTGGGCCTGCTCCAGCATCTGGTGGTAGGTGATCTCTGTCAGCCAGCCTTGATCGCGTGCAAACTGCAGATCCGTCTGGATGGCGGTGAGCTTGCCGCGCTCAATCTCGGCCTCGCTCATACCGGCCATCTGCAGCGCGGCCAGGCGCTGGGCCACGCCTTGCTGCCAGGCCAGTTCTCGCGCAGCTGCCTCTTCTTGCTCCTTCAAAAACCGACTCGTATTTTTCGCGTCCTCGGCAATCTGTAGTGCCTCAAGGTCGTCATAGTATTTTTGCCACGCAGCGGCATCGGCTTGACGGATCTTGTCCATTTCATTCGCGGCACCCGACAGATTCCTCAGCAGATTGCTGCCGCGGTTGTCGCTGCCGCCCTCGGCCTTGTTTGCCTGCGCTGACTGAGCACGCTGGCGCGCTGTCATGACGCTCTGGATGAAGGCTTCATGCTCTTTGCGGGCGACCTCTGAGTCGGCGCGCATTTCCTCGCCCACCAGGCTCCACGCGGCGCGGCCCTCCTTGGTGAACACGCCACCGGCCTCGCCCATGGCGGAAAACTGGGCGACGACGCCACCGATCTCGCGGCCGATGCTGGTGAAAACGTAGCTCACCTCCGAGCCCACGACGATGATGGTCTCCAGCACAGTAGCGACAGCGGCGCCTGCCGTCTCTGCAGCGCTGCCGGATTTGCTCACGTCGTTGAACGCGGTGACCATCTCATTCAAAACCGGCAGCAGCTGGGCGCTGGCGGTGAGGAAGAAGCCCTCACCCCGGATCTTCATGATGTCCAGGTTGTCATTGAAGAGGGCCGCCTGCTGGGCCATCTGCGTGGTGACACCGGCCAGCTCCTGGCCCTGGACGATCATGTTGCGGATGCCGGCCGAGCCCTCCATGAGCAGGGGGATGAGGTCTTCCCCGCTCTTGCCGAAGACCTTGACAGCCAGCGCGCTGCGCTCCACCGGGTCTTTCATGCCGGCGAATACGTCGCCCAGGCCAATGAGGGCCTCTGTCTGGTTGCTGGTATCAATGCCCAGCTTCTTGAAGGCTTCGCGGTTCTCCACCAGGTTGGTGGCCAACTTGCGTGCCCCCGTGGCCAGGGACTCCAGGCTGGTATCGCTGAGCTGTGCCGCCAGGCGCAGGCCCGAAAGAACCTCGACCGTGGTACCAGCACGCTGGGCCAGGTCGTGCAGCGAGTCTGCGTAGTTGATCGCGTTTCGCGTGGCGGCGGCCAGGCCGGCCACGCTGACGGCGCCGGCCAGCCCGACAAGCGCGGTGCGGGCAGCTGCTGCGGCCGAGTCAATGCGACCGGCCATGTGCTCAACGGCATCCGCGGATTTCTTGGAGTTTTCCTCCAGGCGCGCGATGCTGGCAGCAAAGTCGATGCTGACGGTGAGGCTCATGGGGCTTACCTGCGATTGCGCGCGCGGGCGGCTGCCTGCTGGGCGCGTTTGCTGAAAATGTCGGCGGCGTGGCGCTCCATGACCCGGATGCGCGCAAAGGTGTCGGCCCACCGTTCTGCGGGGACGGGCCACAGCTGCAGCTCGCTCTGCAGCCAGGTGCGGTTGATGGCCAGCATGGTGCCGTTGGCGTCACGGTTCCACTGGCCGTTGCAGTCCAGGAAGATCTGCACAGCCAGCCAGTTGGCTGGCAGCACCTCGAAGTGAGGTGCCGCAGCGTCCTGGTCGCGGGCCTTCAGCTGGGCGATCTGCTCGGGGGTGAGGCCCAGGCCCCGGCGGTCGTCGTCAACGTCTGGGCCTTCGTCATGGCCGCTGCGCGGGTTCAACCATTCTTCGGCAGCGGCTTTGAGTTTTTTGCTTCGGCCGCCCCGTTGAGGGTTCGCATGAAGGCCTGCACCACTGCCACGCGCATGCCAGGCAGGGCCAGCAGGGCGGCGCGGGTCTCGGCTGTGCACAGCACTACGTTGCCCGCCGAGTCATTGACCTCGCCATCGGGCCAGCCGACAAAGTACTTCTCGATGATCTGCTTGTCGACGGCTGCGGGATCTGCATCGGCCTGCTCAACGGTCTTCTGCAACATGCGCGTGAGCATGTTGCGGCGGTCCTCGTCCAGGCGCTGGAAGAGCTGGTCGACCTCGGCCTGGTCGGCAGGCAGGTTGAAGCGGCCGTTGAACTGGTGCTCCTGGAAGGTGCCGCCGTCTGCCGGGGTCTGATAGACCACCGGCCAGAGCACGGTGGGCTTGCTTGCGAGAATGAACATGGACGCGCCTTACAGAAACTTGAGGTAGAACCCGCTCACGATGAGCAGGTCGAAGGTGAGCACCTGGATGCCGTCAGCATCCTCGGGCTTGACGTTGAGCAGCTGCACTTCGGTGGCGCCCACCTCCACCTTGTTGCCGGCGGTGACGCCGTGCGTGAGCTGCAGGGCGCCCAGGGTGGCGGCCTTCCAGACGGCGTACCAGTCTTTGGTGGCCAGCAGTGCGGCTTCGATGCTGACGGAGCCGGTGATCTTGCGGTCCACCTGGCGGGACTGCTGGGCGCTGTTGGGGTAGTCTTTCCACACGACTTCGTTGCCCAGGTCGAAGCTGGCCTTATGGAGCACCGGCGTTTCGCCGTGCATGGAAAAGGCTGTGTTGGTCTTGTTGACGTGCAGCGGCTTTTGCCAGGCAGTGACGGTGACGCTGGGCACCGCCACATCGGCCGGGTCGGCACGGTTGCCGGTGAAGCTGAACTTGGCGGTGGGGATCTCGTCGTGCGGGAACTCCAACTGCAGGCTGCCACGGCAGCCGGTGCCCTTGTGGCGGATGCCGCCCAGGTAGTCGTGCAGGGTGATGGAGCCTTCGGTGCCGTCGAACGCGGCCACACCGGTGTAGTCGACATCGGTGGCGGGGGTGACGGCCTCGTCCATGGCGCAGGCCAGCAGCAGGGGCGCCATGGGGGGCGCGGTGCCGGCGGTGCCGGAAGCGGCCAGGTGGCAGGTGATGTCGAGCTTGTAGGGGCCGCTGCCGATGACGCTGGCGATGGGGCCGGGCGTGGGGCGCACGGGCATGCGGTCTGCGGTGGTGGCCTCGTAGGACGGGGCGCTGGGGTCGTAGACCTCGATGTAGTTGGCCGACCCGGTGGGGGTGGGGTCGGTGTTGTAGGTGACCTCGGCCTTGGCCAGGATGGCGCGCTGCGCCGTGATGAGGTGGCTCATGGTGATCTCTCCGTTCAGAAGATGGGGGTGAAGGTGGCGCCGTGAATCACTCTTGGTGGTTCACGATGAAGTCGGTGGAAACCAGGTGCACATCGAGCTCGCCGTCGTAGTCGCTGGCCTCGCTGCCCATGGTGACGTCGTAGACCAGCACGCCGTCGACCAGGGTGCCGTTCAGGTCGCGGCCATAGCGCTCCAGCGCCAGGCGTACTTGCTCAGCCAGGGCCAGCACGTCGTCTGCGCTGCGTGCCAGGCTGATGACCTGCAGGGTGACATAGGCAATGCCAGGGTTGCTGTGTGCGCCCTGCAGGCGACGAGAGGCGACCCGCTTGAAGACGATAGCCGGGTACACCGGCTCTTGCGGCAGGTTGTTGGGGTAGACCCGGTTGGCCGCCTCGGTGGTGCCGCCCACCAGGGCGGCCACGCCGGCAAAGGTGCGCAGCCGGTACTTGATGACTTTCTCGGCTTTCATTTGCCCATGACCTCTTTATTGAGCTTGTCGATCAGCACCCTGGCCCGCTCGACGATGGCATCCAGCGCGCGGGGGATGGCGTTCTTGGCACGGCCCATGAAGTCGTCGGGCTTGGCACCGGGGTGCTGCACGCTCTTGCGCGTGACGACGCCGCTGCCCTGTCCGCCGACCTTCAGGCCCTTGGCCTGCTTGACTTCGATCTTGTGGGGCCTGGTGCCGCCCAGCACCATGTGCCCATAGAAGACGCCCTTCTTGGGGTCTCCCACACGCACGCCGGCAGTGACCTTGCCCTTGCGCGCTTTGGTACTGACGCGGATGGTGCTGCGCAGCTTGCCGCTGCGCACGGGAACCTCGGCCTCTGCGGCTTTCTCCACCACCACAGCGCCGGCGCGCAGGCTGCCTCGCACCACCCGCTGCTCTACCTTCGCAGGGTATGCCAGCAGCTCGGCCTGCACTTCCTGAGCGCCCTTGACGTACTTGTAGGTGGCCATGTCACGAACTCGCTGCAGACTGGGCAACGGCCGCGGCCACGATGTCCAGGCCCTGGCGGCGGCCGATCTCGGCGATGTGCTTGATGTCGTAGGTGCGGCTGCCGTCGACGATGCGCAGGCGGGTGTCTGCGCTGATGTCGGCCCGCCAGCGGATCTCGTAGCGCACGGTGTCCTCGGCCACGCGCTGGTCGCCCGTGGCGCTCTGGTATTCGCGGCCGCTGAGCGGCACGCGCCGCGCCCAGATGGGCATGCCGCTCAGGGCCGTCCATTCGTCGGTCACGTCGCCCAGGGGGGTGCGGCCGGGGCCCAGGCTCTGGACGGTGATGCGGCGATCAAGTCTTCCGGCGCGCATGGCTACAGGCTCCAGACTTTGTGGCCGTCGAGCAGGTTGCTGACGAACGGGATCTCGTTGATGCTGACGCCGGCGGCGATCTCTTCGCGGTGCTCGTACAGGGTGCCCACGCGCAGCTTGAGCCAGGCCTTGATGACGGCCGGCACGGCAGCAGCGTCGGCCCAGCCGGCAACGTACTGAATCTCGACGGCGTTGACCTTGTCGGTCTGGGTGTCGGGCCAGCTGGTGACGTCGGGGTCCAGGCACAGGCGCGCAGGCTCGCTGGCGCCGTCGAGCTGGTAGTTGCTGCTGTCCCAGATCTGCTGCACGCCGTCGCGGTCGTAGTACTTGAGGTGCGACACGGCGGTGACGGTGGGCCAGTGCAGACGTATGCACTGGCCGCAGGGGAAGGTGTCTAGCAGGAGCTTCCAGGTGGTGGGCACGATGCTGCGGTTCAGGCGGGCCTCGGCGTCCTGGCGGGCGGCGCCGATCAGCGCCTCGATCAGAGTGTCGTCGGTGCTGTGGTCCACCCGCAGATGGGCCTTGGCCTCGGCCACGGAGATCGGCAAGACCGTCGCGTCGGTGACTTTGATGGTGGGCATGGTGATGGGCTCGTGTGCTTGGCAAAAAGCCCAGGCACCTCACGGTGAGCTGGGCTTTTCACGAAACAGGCTGAAGGGTCAGCCGACGATCTCGGCGACGCTGGCCAGGTCGTTGGCGCTGCCCAGGCCCTGGCGCGGTTGGCCCACGACCAGGATGGACATGGGGCCGCCGCTGGCGCCGCCGGTGACCACACCGAACTTGACGTGCTGCTTGCCGCTGGCCAGCAGGTCCGTATCGCGGATGTTGATCAGCAGCTGCTTGCCGTCGTTGTTGGACGCATGCGCGGCCAGCTGCGTGGCGGTGCGGCCGGTGATGGCGGCGGCGTTGTTGCCGTCGCTGTCGCAGCTGTAGGCCTTGAAATCCACGGTCTCAGCGGCGATGTTGCCGATGGAAAGCGCGGCCAGGGCCTGCTGCATGGCACCCATGTCGACCACATCGGTGAACACCTCGGTATTGACGACGGTGACAGGGTCCAGCGTGGCCACGACGGCCAGCTGCTCGGAAAGTTTCTCGGATTGCATGGTGATGCTCCAGTGAAAAGGGATTGAGTGGATTGCCGCCGGCGACGCCGGCGGCAATGGGCCCGCTTAGGCGCGGGCGTCCAGCGTGACGATGGGCGACAGGCTGTTGCTGCCCTTGTTGGGCGTCACCGGGGCCTGGATGCTGGGCTGGCCGTCGATGCGGAAGACGGCGCGGAAAGCCGTGAGACCGCGGTCGAACCAGAAGTGCATGCTGGTGGCCGTCTCGATGCCGCCGGACTTGGTGATGGTGCGGTACATGCCCCAGTCGGCCAGCACGATGTCGCCCTTGTCGCCCACGGTCTCGTTGAAGTCCGTGACCATGACATCGCGCCCCAGCAGGGTTCCGTACCCGAAGCGGCCGCCTTCGGGCTTGTAGATAACCGCGTTGGTCTGGCCGGTGGCGTACAGCAGGTTGTCCAGCTGCGGCAGTGCGTCGTTGTTGATGTGCCAGATGGCGCGGCGCCAGCTGCGGCTGGACATGCGCGCGCGCATCTTGCTGATGTTTTGCGCGACGATGGTGTCGGCCACCTGGCTGGTTTCCTTGGCCACGCTGACGAGCAGGCCGGTGGCGGCGTAGAAGCCCTTGGGCTTGCCGGCGCCGGAGCCGCCCCACAGGGCCTCGTTGGTCTTGAACATGATGGCCTCAGGCGTCTTCTTGGAGACGTAGGCGCCCATGGCGGTGGCGTCAGCCAGCAGCTCTTCCGTCAGCGGCACCAGGGCGGTGAGCTTCTTGAGACGCATCGTCGCGGGATCGAACTTGCTCTTGCTGTCAGTGCTGGCCGCGCCCTCGCCGTCCCAGTAGGCTTTGATGCCGCTGGAGCCCCAAGGGGTGGTTTCGTCCACGGGGAAGGTCATGCCGTTGCCACCGATCGGGGTGTTGTCGGTCAGCGGCACGAAAGACTGCTGCTCGTTGTAGGCCGTCTCGATGATGTTGCTGCTGTACTCCGGTGGCACGACGTAGCCACCGTCGGCGCCGCTGGAGGTGTTGCCATAGTTGGTGGGCGCGGTGGACGCGGCTTCGACCTGCAGGCGCTGGTCGACCTGCGCGCCCGGGCCTGACGCTTGCACGCAGGCCATGGCGAATTCGCCGAAGCTGCGGAAGCCGTGGTTGGGCGAGTCGCGCAGGTTGTCGCTGGTTTCGATGCGGCCGTCCGGCAGCTCGACTGCGGAGCCCGCACGGGTGGCTTCGACCTGCGCGCGCACGCGGCCAATGTCGCCGTCCAGGGCTTGCACCTGGGTGTTGAGTGCGTCGAACTTGGTGCGTTGGTCTTCGCTGAGCATGCCGCCATCGCTCTGCTCAGCGGCGGTGGTGATGGCGGACATCTGGGCCAGCAGCTCCGAGCGCTTGGCATTCATGGACTGCAGCATCTTGATGCTGCCGACCATGCTCATGCCCAGCAGCTGGGCGGTGGTAGGAACGTCGAACTGGGCCAGGCCATGGGCCAGGGCGAAGCCTTCGGCCGGCGCGGCAAAGGCGGCGCCGCACAGCAGCGCCAGACCGGCCACGAGGGCCGTGATGATGTGAAAGCGTTTCATGGGGATGACCTCTTGAAAAATGGATGGGATGGCTACGAACAGCGCACAGCCAATGGGCTGCACCGCGGGCCGACGGGCCAGCGGTGGTGCGGTGCTGTCAGACCGCGAACCTGGTGGAACGGATTACCGCGGCGTCTGCGCCTGCAGCAGGGCCAGCTGGGCAGCTGCCGTGCTGGCATGCAGGCCGGCGGCGGGCTTGCGCGGGGGGCGCTGCTGCTCGGCAATGACCTGGTCGAGCGTGGCCACGCGGTTGGCCATGCCCTGGGCTACGGCCTGGCGGGCCAGAACCATGCGGCCTT